TGCCGGTGCGACATGGCTGGCCGAGCTCGTCGACGCCGAGCAGGTGCTGATCCTGTGCGAGCAGGCCGACGAACGCGCCTCCCTCCGCATCAAGGTGCTCCGCGACGGCGACTGGCGCGAACGGGCCGCTCTCCGCGCCCTGGACGCGCAGGTGATGGACGGGCTCGCCGTGCTCGGGTTCAACCCCGTCGACCGGTCGCGCCTCGGAGTGTCCGAGGTGAAGCGGGCGTCGACGCTGGACAAGATCGCCGAGCGGCGGGCGGCGCGCGGTTAGGCGAGGGAGTTTGCCGGTGCGGCGTTCACGGCCTTTAACGAGGGCAACCGCGCCGCGGTGGATCACCCCCGTGACCAAGGCGGAGATCGAGGCCGGCGACGGCGTCGACTTCACCGAGTTCGCGCAAGACCACTGCCGCGTCACCAAAGACTCCGTCGGCGGCTCCGCCGGGGAGCCAATGGAGCTGCGGCCGTGGCAGACCGACGTCGTCTCCCGACTGCTGGCCCGCAATCCCCGGACCAGGCGGTTGAAGCATCGCCAGGGCCTCATCGGCGTGGCGAGGAAGAACGGGAAGTCGGCCCTCGGGGCGTCGCTCGCGCTGTTCGAGCTGGTCTATGGGCCGCAAGGTGGTGAGGTCTACTCGATCGCGGCCGAGAAGGAGCAGGCCCGGATTGTGTTTGGGACCGCCCGCCGCATGGTGGAGATGGACCACGCCCTCACAGAACGTCTGCGACTGTACCGCGATGTGATTGAGGACCGCTCTACGGGCAGCATTTATCGTGTACTGAGCGCAGAGGCATATTCGAAGGAGGGCCTAAATCCGCATTTCACCATTGCGGATGAGGTGCATGCTCAACCGACGCGCGATTTGTGGGACACGCTCGCTCTAGCGTCCGGCGCTCGCATCGAGCCGCTGATGTTAGGCATTACGACGGCCGGTGTGCGGTCGGACTCCTCCGGGCAGGACTCCCTCTGCTACGGCATGTACCAGTACGGGCGGCGGGTCGCCACGAAGGAGATCAAGGACCCGGCGTTCTTCATGGCGTGGTGGGAGCCGAAGGACCCGGACCGGGACCACCGCTTGCCGGAGACGTGGCAGGAAGGCAACCCCGGCTTCGGGGACCTCGTCGCGGAAGCCGACTTCGCCTCGGCCGTGCTCAGGACGCCTGAGCCGGAGTTTCGGACGAAGCGGTGCAACCAGTGGGTCAGCACGGCGTCGACGTGGCTGCCGCACGGCGCTTGGGCGCAGTGTGTGGACGAACGCTCGATCCCGGACCTGGCCGAGGTGGTGCTGGGGTTCGACGGCAGCTTCTCGAACGACTCGACGGCCCTGGTGGCGGTGGAGGTCGGCGAGGTGCCGCACGTCGACGTGGTCGCGTGTTGGGAGCGGCCGCCGGAGTCGGACCCGTCGTGGCGGGTGCCGATCGTCGACGTCGAGCAGGCCATCCGTGACGCGTGCCGCCGGTGGCAGGTGCGGGAGATCGTGTGTGACCCGTTCCGGTGGGCCCGCACTTACCAGGCTTTGGAGGCTGAGGGGCTGCCGGTGGTGGAGTTCCCGCAGTCGCCGCAGCGGATGGTCCCGGCGACGCAACGCTTCTACGAGGCCGTACTGAACGCCGGCCTGACGCAGTCGGGGGATCCGCGTCTGGCCCGGCACATCGACAACTGTGTGCTCAAGGTCGATGCGCGTGGGTCGCGGTTGGCGAAGGAAACCAGGAACTCGCCCCGCAAGATCGACCTGGCGGTGTCGGCGGTGATGGCGTTCGACCGCGCGTCTGAGCCGCCACCGGAGGAGGTCGTGCCGTGGGTCGAGTGGGCGTGAGCCGTCATCCCCTTCTGAGGCTGGCCGTCGTGCTGGTGGTGCTGGGCTGCGCGCTGATGATCGGCGGTGTGTACATGGCCGCCGGCCTGTGGTGGGCCTTCGTGGTCGTGGGTTTCCTCGTCGTCGTGTTCGCGGCGGTGGTTCTCGACGTCGGCGAGCGGCCCGCCCGCAGCGGGCGGTAGCGCGTGGCATCGCTCATCCAGGCACTGCGGGGCCGACCGGCCGCCCCGGACGAGTCCCGGCACGTCACGTCGGTCGACGACTATCTGGCCACCGTCAACGGGCTCACGTTCGGCTACGACGGGCTCACCTACGGCCTCGCCGGCGCGACCGGCGGCCTGACGGGCACCTACGGGGCGACTCCGCACGAGGAGATCGGGAACAGTCTCGAAAGCTACGCCCGGTCGGCGTACGAGGCCAACGGGGTCGTGTTCGCCGTCATGGCGGTGCGGATGCTGGCGTTCTCCGCGGTCCGGTTCCAGTGGCAGCGGATCAACAACGGCCGCCCGTCGGAGATGTTCGGGTCGTCGTCGCTGTCGGTGCTCGAGCAGCCGTGGGTCGGTGGCACCACGCAGGACCTGCTGGCCCGGGTGATCCAGGATGCGGACCTCGCCGGGAACAGCTACTGGGTGGATGCGGCGCAGGTCGAGCGGGCCGACGCGCTTGAGGGTGTGCGGCTGTCCGCGCCGCAGGCCGAGCTGGTCCGGTTGCGGCCGGACTGGTCGCAGATCGTTCTGGAGCCGCGGCGGATCCGCGGCGGTCAGGTCGGCTGGCGGCGGCTGGGGCTCGTGTACTGGCAGGACGGGCCGGGTGGCGGGGCTGACCCGGTGGCGTTCCTGCCCGACGAGTACGTGCACTTCGCGCCGACGCCGGACCCGTTGCACACCTTCCGGGGCATGTCGTGGTTGACGCCGGTGCTGCGTGAGATCGAGAACGACAAGGCGATGGGCCGGCACAAGTCGGCGTTCTTCCGGAACGCGGCCACCCCGAACCTGTCGGTGTCGCTCGACAAGGATGTGTCGCTGGCGGCGTTCCAGGCGTTCAAGACGGCCATGGACGCCGGGCACCGCGGCGTCGACCAGGCGTACAAGACGCTGTACCTGGGCGGCGGCGCCGACGTGAAGGTCATCGGCGCCGATTTCCAGCAGATGGATTTCAAGTCGATCCAGGGCCACGGGGAGACGCGGATCGCCGCGGCTGGCGGGGTGCCGCCGATCATTGTGGGTCTTTCGGAGGGCCTCGAATCGGCCACCTACAGCAACTATTCGCAGGCTCGGCGCCGGTTCGCGGACGGGACGATGCACCCGCTGTGGCAGAACGCGGCCGGGTGTTTCGCGAACATCGTGCCTCGCCCGCCGGGCGCCAACGACGCCGTACGGCTCTGGTACGACAGCCGGGATGTGGCGTTCCTGCGCGAGGACCAGTCCGACGCAGCCCAGATCCAGGGCACGCAGGCGTCGACGATCAACACCCTGATCACGGCCGGGTTCACCCCCGAGTCCGCAGTAAAGGCCGTCAGCGCCGAGGACTGGGGATTGCTCTCACATTCCGGTTTGACCTCGGTCCAGCTCCAAGCGCCCGGCGAGACCGCCGAACCCGCGCCCGCCACGCCAACTCCGGAGGTGACCGATGGCTGAGCTGTTGCAGCGCACGTCGCCGGCCCGTGAGGACCTGTGCCGGTCCGCACCGTTCACGTTGACCCGCGCCACCGATGAGGGCACGGACGGGCTGACGATCGAGGGCTACGGCGCCGTGTTCAACAGTGTCACCCGCATCTCCGGGTGGGAGGGCGACTTCGAGGAGGTCATCGCCCCCGGCGCGTTCCGCAAGAGCCTGCGGGAGCGGACGCCGCGGATGCAGTTCGACCACGGCCACCATCCGCTGCTCGGTTCGCTGCCGCTCGGGCGGTGGACGGTCGCGGAGGAGGACGACCGCGGCCTGCACCTCGTCGGGCGGGTGTTCGACGACTGGCTGTTCGCCCCGTTCCGCACCGCGATCCGCGACGGCGGCGTCGAGGGCATGAGCTTCCGGTTCGCCGTGGTCCGCGACGAGTGGGCCGACAAGGACGGCAAGCGGCTCACCGACGACGAGGTCGCGGAGATGCTGTGGCGCGGGTCGGGTGACCGCGGCCCGATCCGCCGCACGCTGCGCGAGGTGAAGGCCAGCGAGGCCGGCCCGGTGGTGTGGCCCGCCTACGACGACACCACCGTCGGTGTCCGGTCCCGCTTCGGGGTGACCGACCTGCGCGACCAGCGAGTGACGATCGACCTCGGTCGGCTGCACCAGCCCGGCACGCAGCGGCAGCTGGCCGACCTCGTCGCGTTCGCGGACCGGCTCGCCGGCTCCCGGACCGTTGACGAGCCCACCG